TAACCATAACATATGGTAATCGTCTAGTCTCATTGCTGTCTGAAATCCATAAAGTTGGTTTTCGTGCCATTGACGAAGTTTTTCTAACATACTATTCATATAATTCTCCTAGTTTGTTTGTGTGATGGTAATATTTATAGACGAACCATCACCCACTTTAATTAGTGAACCTTTTTCGTCTGTAGTGGTTCTAATCGTTGCTTGTGCATAGATTGGGATTTTAATGGAGATAACTCCTTGAACTTCCCTGTAGAACCAAATTTGACCAAGACCCTTGTCAACAATTGTATTGTATTGAGAGTCCTTATCAAACCCAAATGCAGTTCCTTCTATTCTTGCAACTCCAAAAGGGTCTCCCTTTCTTTCTGCATCGATACCAACCTTTCGGTCAATCTCCAAAACTACATCTAGTAAATCTTGTAAGAAATCGACATCTAATAAGTCTCTGTCGAGTTCTGTATATTCCAACTCATCGTCTTCAAAGTAATCTTCTTCTAAATCATTGAACTCTAAAAAGTCCACGTCTAGAATGTTGCTACTATCATTTTCGTTGTTAGACGATTCTTCTGCAACTTGTTCTTGCACCTCTTCGGGTGGATTCACAATAAACATATTGTCAATCATACTTGCATCAACTCCATTCACTGTCACTGGTTTAGTGGGTGAATCATCAAAAGTAGATACCATAGTTGCCTGATACGCTTCTTCTAGTGTCACACTTCCACCAGCATTACTAACAATAATCTTACCCGAAGGATTACCAAATTCATCAGGCAAAAGTATAACAAGTGACCTTCCGATTTCATCAATACTTGTAGTGAAATCTGTTCCAACCACAGCAATTTGTGCTGTAGGTGTCGACACTTTAATATTACTTTTCTTTATCTTACCACCGAAACCCGATGCAAATCGAGCAGTTCCTTGTGCCATTCGTATGGCCATTTTGGATTTGGATGGGTCGGGGTCGTAATACACCTCGTCTATCCAAACCTTGGTATGTTCTGTCAAATCCAGTTCTTGGTCACCCTTAAACTGAATCTTCATTCTACCATTTTGAGTCTTTGCTGTATCATACATCAAGACTTCGGGTAAATAAGCTGCACTGACAATAGAAGACTCTCCGTCTCTCTGAAGTCCTGCTGAACCCGATTGTTCTATAATCTCACCTATCGGTTCACCTGAAAGTGAACCAATAAGTAAAAGATTAATCGTTAGAGTCTTTCTGAACGATGTCAATATCTGCATTAGAAGTCACGAAAGACACATCAATAATACCACTACACAATGAACCACTTGGACAACCAGCATCTGAACCACTCTTCTGAATGATGTCGATGTCATTGGTAGAACCAGTTAGAACTGCAGTGATTTTGTTATCAGATGCATCTGATTGATTAGTGTTGATATCATTTGATGAACCATTAACAGTCCAGTTCCAAACTGCATTGTCACTATCTATTTTTGTAGTGAATACGTTTGATGAACCATCTAAGTCTAAGTCCCAGTTAAGATATTCTGCAGATGCATCATATCCGATATCAATATCGAATGTGTTTGATGAACCATCTATTGTTCCTAACATATTTAAATAATCAGCACTACCAACATATCCTACGTTCCAATCCATAGAGTTAGAATCACCAGTAAATGTTAAATCTACTGTGGCGTTATCTGCAATGAATGGGCCGTATAATTTGTTTGAGTCTCCGTCCTGTAATAGTGTTAAACTATTGGTTGCACCAGTCAAAATCATATCAATCGATGAACTTGAAAAATCATCTCCACCAAGTTTGTTTGCATAACCTTTTTGAGTTATGTTCAAAGTTAAGTTGTCACCTGACTGTTGTATAAAAATCTCGTTATCATCTGCAGCTGCAGATACGATTCCAGTTAACCCTAATGATAAACATAATAAAAGAAGTTTATTCTTCATTTGTTTTTTCCTCTATATCGTGGAGTTCGTTTCTCCCATGAGTTCCATGGGGGTGACGATGTCCACCTGTTATTTCCCAAAAACCTCTATCGTGTCCTTGGTATATTAGTTCTAAGACAGCAAGTTCAATTGCAGAACGAGTCGCTTTCGTGACTCCTTCATTTTGTGCTACACCATCTTCTACTTCAACAAGTTGTGTATCCATATCCACAAACTTGAACACATCATAACCACCACCCGTGCTAAGAATCGTCTTCTTAGTTTGGACATTTAATAAAATCTCTCCTGTAAGTGTTGAAATTCCTCTTAAACTTACAGTCACCACATCTCTCCTATAGGAGTTTGATGCACCGATGCCAAGTGTTCTTGCACCTCGTCCACCACTTTCAATGTTAGTGTCATAACCAACTATCCCACCATCAAGTAGGATACCAGCAAATAAGAGAGGTTGGATTCCTTTTGGGGAATCTTCATTACCTTCTTGATTTGCAAAGTCTTCTCTTGCACTTCGTATGATTTGTCTCTCTCTTACAAGTGCATCTAAATTTGTTCTCTCTACTACTCTAAACCATTCACCCTTTCCAGCAGTTTTAAGTGCATCAATTAAGAATGCTTCTGCACCTTGGGTGACTGCAGTTGAGAATGATGCAACTCCGTCCATTCTCTTCCTTTGTCCTGTCTTATCTAGGAAACCATATACTGCAACAATCGGCATTGTCTCAGCAGGTGGTAAGTCTGTAAGTTCTTGATAGGTTGGTATCTTCACAACCTCTGCCTCTTCAATACATGAACCTACACGTTGCATAACTGTAGAATCACAAGTGTCTTGCATAGAAGGAATACTTGCACACCCACTGGTGAGCAAGACTAATACTAGTCCTACTAATCCTACGTTTTTCATTTAGAAACTTCCTGTTCCAACTGGTATATCTAAAGTTGTTGTCGTTCCGTCCTCTGCAACAATTGTTAGTCTAATAAATTCTGCACCATCTTCTCCAACCAACTTTTCGTATGTGACTGTATTCCCTTCTATTGAGAAAACACCATATGATGCAGCTTCTCCGTTAGAGAACATATTTTCTACTAACTGTTTTGCTATCTGAGCATAAATTCTGCTCTCTACATTCCTTAAAAATTTTGCAAGGGTGGTGTTATCTGCTTCCCTTTCTGCTTTTGCAATTCTATCTTCTATGTCTTGTGCTATCTTATCACGTCTTGATTTCTCTTGGTTCTCAATCGTAAGATAATGAGAACTCTGTCCTATTCCACTGAAAGAAGGACTCTTAAATTTGTGTACTATTTCATCTGCACTTACACTAAGTGTAAAACAAATACTAATTATTAATAGTGGTCTAATCATTTCTTATTTTCTCTCTTTTTTTCGTTCTCTTTATATTCAAGAACTACATCCACTTTTTGTTGTAAACGTATTAGGTCTTGGTCTAACATTCTTACTTGGTCAATCACTCTGATAAGTGCAAAGTGTTGTTTTTCAATTTCGGGTTCTAATTTCTCACCCACAAACCACCAAATATAGTATATAAAATATCCAAGTCCGACCATCATTACAATAGGAAATCCATAATCATTAAGTAAGGATACCAATGTAGGGTCTGTATTTGCTACTACTTCAACTACTTCCGTCTCCATACTAATCTCTCCTCGTATCTACTTTCCCATCTTCCACAAAGTTCTCTGCACGTGCAACTCTCTCTATGTCGGGTCTCAATTCTAAGGCACTTGACACTAACATGTCTATCTTTATCATCTCATTAGACATGGTTCTTGCACGATTTTCCAGTGACTTACAGAACATGGTTAAAGTTTTTATGTCGTCAACTACACCTTCTAGAATTTGTTTGATAACAGTGAATATGAAGAACCCCATCACTAGACTTCCAGCAATCGGAGCACCCACTTCACCTATCAATACAAATATATCCATACCATTATTTATACTTTTTGACTTCTCTTAGACAAAAAAAAGGGGTCTTACGACCCCTTAAGAACGTTAGAGTGGATTACTCCTCTTCAAACTCATCACCCTCAGACCAATTATCTCTTATTTGAGAGACAACTACAGCTTTAGCACCACTTTTTGTAACACCTGTAATGTTATTTTTATCTGCAATATCAAGTAATTGATTTTTCGTCAATTTCTTGAGTTGTGCAGTAGTAGGTTTCTTCTGTACTGGCTTAGAAGGTACGGATTTAGATTTAACCGATGTTTTTTTATTGCCGTCCATAACGAACTTAACAATAACAATTGCAACGATTATACCTATAACAACATATGCTTCCATGATATACTCCTATTTATTTATCCAATAATGGATTTTTGTCTTTTGCTTTTCCTATTGCTAGTGCAAAGACTTCTATGTATTTATAACACTTGGCCCAAAGAGCATCGTCTTTAGGTGTGTCGGTCATCATAACGATTACTGAACATATTGAAATGATTGCTGGTATAGCAGACATAAATGCCCAAATACTACTAATAAAGTCCCACATAAGTATCTCCTGTTAGTTATTAACAGTAGTATTTATGAATTATTAGACCCAATACTGTATTTAGTTGTCAATTTCCACTGACTTTTTTCCTTGAAAGGAATGATTTTAATTTGGGATAATGGGGCTTGAGGGTCGGATATTTTGGTCTCATCTACTACAGTAAGAAGTTTCCATTGTGATAATAGTTTAACTATAGTGTTTCTTCTACCTATATCGGACTCATCTATGGAGTTTGGTTTACCATCTAACTTGAATAGTTCTTTGAAGTGTGTAATGTAATACTTTCCACGTTTGTGAAGGATATGACATGATTGAAATAGTTCTTGTTCTTTTCTTGATGCAACACCTATACGTGAAAGTGTTTCCCTAATCTTAAGGAAATCGTCCTTTTCGGGAAATGTTATTTCGACTAGTTCGTCTACTATAGGGTTATGTTCATCCATCTTCTCTTCCACCAAGATTCATTCTGTTTTTCAATTCACGTATTTGTTTATCAGATAGAAGGGATACATATTCTTTTGCCTCTCTCATTGATATCTGATAATAACTTTTTACGACATCGATTTTTTTACTAATATATGGTTTAGACCACTTTGAAAATCTTTGTCTTTTTCTAAGAGTATTTAGGAAAAACACATATTGAAGACGATGGTCTAACCCATGTCTACAGTTCATTTCATTAGTAAAGAAAACAGAATCTTGGTGATAAGATAATGATTTGTTTATTAGGAAGGGGGCGTAAGCTTTCTCTTCAACAGAGTCGACCATGATATCTTTTTTATCATAGGATACGGACTTGACAAAGTCAAAAGGATTACGTTTGGACATTTACTTTCCTGTATGTTGTCCGAAGAGTTGTAGAAGGTCGTCACCTTTAAGAGGTTCACCAAAGAATACAGTTTCACCTGTTTCTTTAATCTCTCGTTGGACGACACCATTGTTGTATTCTATGTCCAATACTGAACCATCATTACCTCGTGTGTCGTACCAGCAGGAAGTAAGTGAATGTGCATGAAGTGATTTAACACCACTCGCCCATTCCTCTGCAAGGATTAATCTCCTTTGTCTATCTACTGTTTCATCATATTGTGTCATGTGTTATCTCCATCTCTATATTCTACATTATGTTTTGCAAACATTTTGTTTGCTTTTCTTTGCCATGATTTTTCAACTTGAATATCAAACCATTTTCTAAACCATTGTCTTATTTTACCCATTACTTAAATTTACACTCCGACATAATCTCTGTTAGACATGCAGTGAAGTTAATTTCTGAGTCCATTGCAAATGCAGATTTATATTGATAGTCTGCAATGATTAGAACTGCAGCTGGTATTGAAGATGGTTCAAGTTTCACTTCAAGTGAATTAAACACTTTCCTGTAAAGTGTATTAAAGTCATTGTCTGAATTCTCTCCGACCCACTTTCTCATTCCACTCCAATTCTTGTCCTTAATCATATTTATAAGTGGTGTTAGTTTTTCTTCACTAAGTGTAGAGAGAAGACCACTGTCTATCTCACCACTAACCCCGTATCTCTGAATCTCATTTAAACATCTTCGGAAGTCGGGAAAGAACTTCATTATAAGTTCTGCAAGAACCCTTTCATCTGCCTTAATGTTTTCTAGTTCACAAATGTGTTTACATCTTGACAACATCTGTTGTGCAAGTACTGGTTTGTCTTTAGGTTTAATACTAAAGTCAATAACAGTTGTTCGTGAATGCAGTGGTGGTATAATTCTATTCTTGTAGTTACAAGTAAAAATGAACCTACAGTTACTTGAGAACTCCTCTATGAAGTTCCTAAGAGCAGGTTGAACACTATCTGCAGATATGTAATCTGCTTCGTCAAGGATAACAACCTTTGCAGAAGATGATAGTGAAACAGTCGATGCAAAGTTTTTGATTTTAGTTCTTAAGGTATCAATCAACCTTCCTTCATCCGAACCATTGATAACAATAAAGTCTGCATCTAATTCGTTACATAGTGCCTTTGCAATAGTTGTTTTACCAACACCTGCTGAACCACATAACAATAAGTTAGGTATCTCACCTATCTCAACGAAGTCTTTGAATGTTTCTTTTAATTGTTCGGGAAGTATTGTATCTTCAATTGTTTGTGGTCGATACTTTTCCACATATAAAAATTCGTTCATAATGTATTCCTAATAAAAGGTGTCCTTTCCCCGCCGAAAAAACAAGTGTAGACCCCAAGAAGATTGATGAGATGGTCTACTCCCGACTGAGGTGCAGAGACTATTGCACCATCGTCAAAACTATTTAGTGCATTAAGCATTAAATTTGGAATCAGGCTCCAATGCAATAAAGTACTCTAAGTCGATATCTTTATTATTAAAATGAGATATCCCTTTACTAGATACTGAAACTGCATAACTTCCTTCTAAAACCTTTAGGTTCTCAATCTTGAAGTACATAGTGTAAGTGTCTCCATTACCTTCACCTACAATTCTTGAGAACGTATTAGAGGTAGTGTTCTTCTTATCCTTAACAGTCAATGTCACTTTAGTTCCATCGGACTCTAAGATTAAATCATTAACACCTAGAACACTTGCAGCTTTGTTTAAGTCATTCAACAGTTGTGTTGATATATCAAAACTGATTTCTGCTTCAGGCATTGTGATAATTTTATCGGGTGCAATTACCATTCCTTCACTTGCATAAAAATATGATAGTGACGATGAGTCGTCTGCAATCGATAAAGATGCATCATTAAATTCAAAGTCGGGGTCTTCCAACAATGATGTTGCACCTAAGAATTCAGGCAGGTTGTATATTGCAAAGTCCTTTGGGAACTCTTCAGATACTGTTGCTACTGCAAGAATGTTTTTCATATTGGAAATGGTTTCAACCTTATTTCCCTGTTTAACTCTTATACCCGAGTTGATGGTTGAGAAGTTCTTAAGAACGTCTCTCGTGTTTGTACTAATTTTCATCACTAGTCTCTCTCCTATTTTTTATAACCCGATTCTTCGAGTAGTTTTTTATCGTGATTATTTAATGCAAGAAATCCATAATGGATAACTTTCAAAAGGTCGGCACGATTTTTCCCACCCTTCTTCCCATACCTTTGAGAATACTTCATAATATTCCCGATACAAAATCCTTCACCATGTCCTGCGTCCATAATGAACTCAGTTGCTTGGTATTTGTTTAAACTGTAGTGTTGGTCGTAAGTCGAGTCAACATAAGCAGTGAACTCCTTTAAGAGTTCACCTTCGTTATACTTGTAATCAATTGGTTTTGATTTATTAAATATACCCATACTAGTCATTATACTCTGAAGACTCTGATTCGTCAATAGAGTTTTCTGCATTCAAGTCTACTCCAGCATCAATCTTGGAGTAGAGGTCGAGGATACTATTTCTAGTTTCTTCGTCAAACCTTGAAATACACATTGTGATTGACTTGAGTTTGTCATTGAACATTCTGTATGCATTGACAATGTGAACCAATCTTCTAGTAGTCACGACATCATCTATCGCACCTTCATAGTAGGTTTTTCTGATAATGTCAGCCCAGTCTACAAGTTTGTGACAGAACTCGGTATCAACGTCACCACTCAATTCCATTTCCTTCTTA